GCATCTGCCCACACTTCCTTAGTGGCGTCGAACCAATCGTGTATCGCTGTGTAGTCCTCGACCTTACCGCCCCACTTCTTAACAGTGGTTAGTGCATGATGGTTGGGGTGCATGTTATTTCTCCTCCATTTCATAAAAGCTAGCTTCATCGTCATACGGGTCGTATGTGAAGTCGTGGTCTTCGGTGTGAGTTACGTTAATCTCCATGCCTACCTCAATGCGCGGTAACTCATCATCAAAGTAAATGTGCACTGTGCCTTGCCCACCCTCATTGTTATACCAGTCCATGCCTGTCGCATCGAGCACACGGTAGCCAATGTCATCTAGTGCTTTATCTATAGAGATGTTTGACTGTGTTTTCTCTTGGTCGCCATACACTTGCTTTGTCCAAGACACCATGTCATCGGGTATTGGAATAGATTCGTTGTTCATGTTATACGTGTCAATGCTATATATCTCACCGCTATCACCGCCCCCTTGGAACGATATAGATACCTCTTTAACACCGAGCATTTTCATTTGCGCAGTGAGCGCAATCATTTCTTCCTTACTGTCAAAAAACTTTTCTCTTGCCATGATTCTCTCCTTTGTTAACTTCGTGCATAAAAATGCACTATGTTATTCGAAACTAAATAATATATAAACAAACGCCCAAAAGCCAAACAGCCCAACAGCAGCCATGACCACAGTGAATATTGTTTCACGCACATACGCTTTTACTTCTTCCTCAGTCATGCCGTTCCCCTTACCAAAGTAATAGTTCTAATTGTTTCTGATGACTAGCCAACACATGCACAGCCCGATTGTCAAACAGACACTCAAGGTATGCACGTATCCACCGTATGTTAGCTTTGCCGTTCGCTTGCTTTATTGCCCACAGTTCTCTGTTCATGATGTTGACTCCTTTTTATTTAGCACCATGACAATCACATCAGCCACTAAGTGAAGTAGTGGGTCTGATAACATCAAGTCATACTTATCACATAGCTTTTCTAACTCATCAATGCTTAGGTCAAATTCATTCATGTCGTTCCCCTACGCATACACAACAGTAAAGTAGCACACAGCCACGATGACTGCGTAGATAAACAACAAGAACCCATACCCATCTTTTGTAAAACGTCTCATAATGTATACTCCGTTAACTTCGTGCATAAATGTGCACCATGTTACGTTGAGTGCGCCCTATGCTCACCCAACCCCCCTATTGTATACTATATGGTGGACAATGTCAAGTCAGTGTTACGCTCTTTCTACGGTCATAGCTTCACCACACCTGTTCGTATCATCTCGCATTTGATGGCATACAGTTCCCAGTAGGCATAGGGCATGGGGGTATCGCCCCTCTCCCATCGGTGCCACGTGCGCGTGTTGACGTGCAATAGGTTCGCACATTGTTTCGCCTCAAGTTTCATGCCTAAACGAAGTTCACGTATCTCACTGGGTTGGGGTGGTTTAATTATCTGCATTTCGATCGCCCTTTGTTGTGTCTTTCAGTATCCCCTGTGCTATACGGTCTTTGCGCCATACTTCGTATGCCTCATCTTGTGCAATCTCTTCCGCACTACGCCAATCTGACAGAAGGTCAATCATCGCTTGATGTTCCGCATCTACATCTCTCGCAGTAGGTTTCGCATGTCCTTTAACAGATAGTTCTGCGACTTTCATAATGAACAGTTCCCATACAGGCGCAGGCATTTGTATGCGACCTTGCTCGTATCGTGCCCATGTATTGGGTTGTGTCATGCATAATTCTGCTGCTGCTTGCTGTGTTAACTTCGTGTCAATCCGTGCACTTCTTACCTCATCGGCTGTGGGTATGTAATACTTTGCCATTGTGTTTCTCCTAGTTAACTTCGTGCAATTTCGTGCACTATGTTAGGGTTAAAAATAGCGACAGAATGTCGCACTACATTGTCAAGACCAAATTACGTGATTTGAAAAGTTTTTTACGATGGTCTCGCAGAGGGTCAAATTATACCCTTTTTTCTATACGGTTGGTATAGGCGTTTGGTATAGTTTTTATACGATACGACCGGTCATCTGGTATAGTTTTTATACGATACGACTAGTCGTTTGGTATAGTAATTTGGTGTATTTTAGGGGCTAGTTCTTACACTGTCAAGACCAAATTACGTAGAGACATTTTGTCTCTCAAAGTTAAGTCATTGATTTCGTTAACTTTGTTCACTTCGTGATTTGTCAGGATTTACGTAATAAGTCTTTGTTTTATATAGCGAATTACGTAGTTAGTGGACACTAACTTATTTCGTGAACTTCGTAACCTATTGATTTATATAGCGAATTACGTAATTACGTGATTTTGCAGAAAAGTCGCATTGCGCGAGGTCACTTGAACGACGTTAACGAAGTTTACAAATCAAAAACTATTTGGAACCTCTAGTTAGTTTATAACGTATTTACGTAATTACGTAAATTTATTGTCCAGTTACTTTATAAATCAATCACTTGCATGCATTACGTGACAAAAGTTGCACGTATTTTACGCAGACAATGTCAAGTGCAAGCTAGAGACATTCTGTCTTTATTGTCACGAAGTTTACGTAGTTAACTACTATACAAGCTGTATATACGTAATGACTAGGTGAACTTCGTGTAATTCAATTTCGATCGACTCACTCTCCGACTCATTCTCTATCTTTATTACGGTCATAATGCGCAAACGATAGGCGCAAAAAAGCCCACCAAAATTCGGTGGGCTTGATTAACTTAGTGCAATTTAATGCACCATGTTAAATTACTTCGCTTGATTTAGTAACTTCGTTACTTCGTTAAAATTGTTTTTTGCGTAAACTAACGTAGCTAACTCGGTTGCGCCCATGCCTGATACCCATTTTTTAAGCATAGTTTTTAACTCGGTTGTAGCTTTCGTTTCGTTTTTCTTGATAGCATTTTTCGCTTGCAATTCTCGCTTATCCCTTTCGTTAGCTAGCGTGAGTGCTTGCTTAAGGCTTGCTTTATCGCTTGCCTTGCGTAATTCTGTTATCTGTTTTTCTAGCGTAGCATTGTCAATTTTAGCGAGTTCGGCACGTTTTTTAGCCATGCCTTCGGCCGACTTGCTTTCGGCTTTTGGCAATTCATAACCGAGTGCCTTCACAGCCTTGATAACGTAGCTATTAAACCATTTTTCAATCGTTTCAAACTTGCGCCCTTTGCTTTCGCTAATGGTGCTAACGATATGCTTACGCACTGAATGAAACGTGCCATAGTCTGGTTTCGCATTGTATAACCATGTATAAAACTCGCTAGCTAGTTTCGTTTCGCTTGTTTCATAGGCTACGCTTGCGTCTTGCTGTTTAGCGTATAACTCAAAGGCTTTTGTTGCCTCGCCCGCTACACTAGACAATGCTAGCTTTACTGCGTCTGTTAAAACTGTTTCAACCTTGCTTGGTGCTTTAACTGCTTTAGTGCTTGCTTTTAATGAAGTAGTCATAATATATACCTTTCGTTTAGTTAATTAAAATGTCGTTTACCAAACCGACAATTCACATTATACAGCAATACTAGACAATGTCAAGTTAATTATGATTAACATGGTGCAATTTCATGCACGAAGTTAAACGAAGTAAACGAAGTTTACGACGCATAAAGGAAGCGCGCGGATAGCATACATTGTCAACTTCGTCAACCCACTACACCCGTATAGCCCCGTTTATAAAGTAGGTTCACTCAGCTACGCTATACACTGAGCTGCGCACAAATAACTGGATACAATATTGAGATTTGCTGTTTTGCGGAGACCCCCCCTTCACTTAACTTTCGCCTAAAGCGAAAAATTTTTATAAAAAATTTAATGAAATCAAGACATTGTGTCACGAAGCCAACGAAGTTAATCTAGAAAAACGAGGTTCATTATCTAGAAATACGTGTCTCCCGCAAAACTCTGTCAACTTCGTGACTATAAACACTTGATTTCTTAGTAAACTTCGTTATAATCCGGCTATCGCAAATTAGATTGCGCAAAATAGGTGGCTTGAATGTCCATAAAAGTAATACCCGATCCAGCAAAGCCGTTGCCAGACGACTTTGAGTCAGAAGAACCCACAACCTTTGCCGAAAGAGTCAAGGTTGCAGCGGCGACCGCCAAGATGTTACTAGAGGCGGGAGCTGAAATCCCAGTATCTACCAAAGAAAAGAAGGAAGCAGAGGAAGTTTTCAAGGCTTTCACTGATCCTGAGCAGAAAAATCCGCCTTCACAGGTTGCGAATAAATATCTGAACACCCCCGCTACGGTTCAGCACCTGTATATGATGCTGTCTGACTACGATCACCAAGTTGTCCAAGAGGCTGTGCAGCTTCGACGGTACGTAACCAACAAATTAATCGAGGACACGGGCCTATCTGACCCACGGCATAGACTTCGTGCACTAGAATTGCTGGGGAAAATCTCGGATGTGGGTCTATTTAGTGACAAAACTGAGATTACAGTGAAGAATGTGACCGCCGAAGACCTAGAAGCGCAGATTAAGTCGAAACTATTCAAAATTTTGGGCAACAACCAGCCTGTGAAGGATGTCTATGAGGGTGAGATTATCGATATGTCCCCTGAAGATATGAAGGACATCACATAGATGGCGCAGATTAGCGGGATAAAAGACGAAGATCTAGATAAAGCGCTGTCGCAAATCAATGTGCTGCCTGTGGATGAGCAAAAAGAGCTGCTCACGATGTTGGAGCAGTTAGAAGGGATGCAGACTGTCACCACTAGACAGAATACGTTCCTGGAATTCATTGACCACGTGTACCCAGGGTACAAAGTTGGCGAACATCACAAGAGACTAGCGCAGATCTTCGAGGACATAGCCAACGGGAAGAAGAAGCGAGTCATCGTGAACATTGCCCCGCGTCATGGGAAGAGTGAGTTGATCTCATACCTAGCCCCTGCTTGGTTCTTGGGGAAGTATCCACATAAAAAGATTATCATGGCGTCACACACGGCGGACTTGGCGGTCAACTTTGGTCGTAGGGTGCGTAACTTGGTGGGCTCAGAAGCTTACAGGGACATATTCCCGGAAGTAGAACTGCAGGCGGACAGTAAGTCGGCGTCACGATGGGGAACGAACTATAATGGTGAATACTTTGCTATTGGTGTGGGGGGCGCTCTGGCTGGTCGAGGTGCCGATTTGTTTATTATTGATGATCCTCACTCAGAACAAGATGCGAAGTTGGGAAGAGCGGATGTGTTTAAGCCTGCTTGGGAGTGGTTCCAGTCTGGCCCTATACAACGACTTATGCCGGGCGGTGCGATTATCGTTGTGATGACGCGTTGGTCCAAGCTTGACTTGACGGGTGAGATTATCAACCAGATGGTGAAGCAAGAAGGCGTAGATGAATGGGAAGTTGTAGAATTTCCTGCTATTATAGAAGATAAAGACGGTAATGAAAAGTCATTATGGCCAGAGTTTTGGCCGCTAGAAGAGCTCAGGGCGAAGAAAGCCGCGCTAGACGTGAGGTATTGGAACGCTCAGTACCTGCAGAACCCTACGTCAGAAGAGGGTGCGCTTATAAAGCGCGAGTGGTGGCAGATATGGGAGAAGGATAGACCGCCAGAGTGCGAGTTTACCATAATGAGCCTGGATGCGGCACAAGAGAAGAATAACCGTGCCGACTATAACGCCTTGACAGTGTGGGGTGTGTTTTTTAACGAAGAAACGAATAATTACAATATAATACTATTAAATAGTATTAAAGAACGTTTGGAGTTCCCTGAACTTAAAGAACTTGCGTTACGCGAGTACAAAGACTGGGAGCCAGATGCATTTATAGTAGAGAAGAAATCTAACGGGGCCGCACTGTATCAAGAATTGCGCAGGATGGGCATTCCCGTTGGCGAATTTACGCCGGGTAAAGGGCAAGATAAGATTGCTCGCGTGAATTCTGTATCCGATCTATTTAGAAGTGGCATTGTATGGGCTCCAGACAAACGTTGGGCTAGAGAGGTTATGGAAGAATGTAATGACTTCCCTAGTGGCGCGAACGATGACTTAGTCGACTCAACAACAATGGCATTGATGAGGTTCCGTCAAGGTGGGTTTATTAGACTGCCTAATGACGAGGAAGACGAAATAAGAGAGTTCAGAAGTTACAACCAAAAAAGATTATATGCAATATAAAGGATAAATTATGGCAGGCAATATAGACAAAGGGCTCTACACAGCCCCCCAGGGGTTAGAAGATTTGGCAGCTGCTCTGCCAGAGCCAGACATTGAGATTGAAATAGAAGACCCAGAAAGCGTAGAGATTGGCATCGATGGCATGACCATTGAAATTGAACCTGAAAGCGAGTACGACGATGAGTTCAATGCCAACTTAGCAGAAGAAATGAACGAAGGTGACTTAACGCAGCTATCAGGCGACTTGCTTGGTGACTATATGACTGACGTTGATTCACGTAAAGACTGGCTAAATACCTACGTTGACGGCATCGAGCTATTGGGAATGAAAATAGAAGACCGTACCGAGCCGTGGCCAGGTGCATGTAGTGTCTACCACCCAATTCTATCAGAAGCGCTAGTTAAGTTTCAAGCAGAAACGATGATGGAGACGTTCCCAGCAGCGGGTCCAGTAAAAACACAGATTATCGGTAAGCAAACCCCTGACAAAGAAGAAGCGTCAGAGCGCGTACGCGACGATATGAACTACCAATTAACCGAGGCAATGCCAGAGTACCGCCCTGAGCACGAACGCATGCTGTGGGGCCTAGGATTAAGCGGTAACGCCTTTAAAAAGATATATTATGACCCATCACTAGAGCGTCAAGTATCTATATTCGTACCGGCAGAGGACATAGTAGTTCCTTACGGTGCATCAAGCCTACAAACAGCCCCACGTGTCACACACGTCATGCGTAAGACAGAGAATGAGCTACGTCGCTTACAAGTGGCTGGGTTCTATCGTGACATTGACTTAGGTGAGCCATCACACGAGATTGAAGAAGTTGAGAAGAAGATCGCGGAGAAGATGGGCTTCAATGCTACCATGGACGACCGCTACAAGCTGTTGGAGATGCACGTTGACCTAGACCTTCCAGGTTATGAAGATGTGGATGACGATGATGAGCCTACAGGCATAGCCCTACCGTATGTGGTTACACTAGAACGCAGCACAGGTGACATCCTAGCTATCCGACGTAACTGGAACCCAGACGACAAGACTAAACAAAAACGTCAGCACTTTGTACACTACAGCTACATTCCAGGCTTTGGCTTCTACGCGTTCGGTTTAATCCACTTAATCGGTGCATCAGCTAAGTCAGGTACTATGTTGCTACGTCAATTGGTGGATGCTGGTACGCTAAGCAACCTACCAGGCGGCTTCAAGACCCGTGGTCTACGTATCAAGGGCGACGATACCCCTATCGCTCCAGCAGAGTTCCGTGATGTAGACGTACCTTCAGGCGCTATCCGTGACAACATCATGCCGTTGCCATACAAAGAGCCATCACAAGTACTAGCTGGCTTGATGGACAAAATCATTATGGACGCTAAGGCGTTCGCTAATGCTGCTGATATGCAAGTATCAGATATGTCTGCTAACTCACCTGTAGGCACCACACTAGCGATATTAGAGCGTACATTGAAGGTAATGTCAGCTGTTCAAGCTCGCGTTCACTACTCAATGAAGCAAGAGTTCAAGCTAATCGCTGGCATCATCCGTGACTATACGCCAGAAGAGTATAGCTACGAGCCAGTAGAAGGCAGCGCACGTGCTAAACAATCAGACTACGACTGCTGTGAAGTAATTCCAGTATCAGACCCTAACGCAGCCACTATGTCTCAAAAGGTTGTGCAGTACCAAGCTGTTATGCAGATGGCACAAGGCAACCCAGATATATACGACATGGTCGAGTTGAATAAACAGATGCTAGAGATATTGGGCGTTAAGAACATCGGTAAGCTAATTCCAGCGGCAGATGACGAGAACCCAAGAGACCCTGTATCAGAGAACATGAACTTAATCAACGGGAAACCAGCGAAAGCGTTCATGCATCAAGACCACGAAGCTCACGTACAAGTACATATGGCAGCAATGGAAGACCCAAAAATAGCCGCTATGATAGGCCAAAGCCCTAAAGCTCAAGCCGTTCAAGCTGCATTTGCGGCACATATTACTGAGCATATTGCATTTGCTTATCGTAAAGGTATTGAAGAGCAGTTAGGTACAAGTTTACCTCCTGTAGATGAGAAACTAGATGAGACAGTTGAAGTACAGTTATCTCGCCTAGTAGCCCAAGCTGCACAACAATTGCTACAGAAAAACCAAGCAGAGCAACAACAGCAAGAAGCTCAACAACAAGCTCAAGACCCAATGATTCAAATGCAACAACAAGAATTGCAGCTTAAAGCACAAGAAATTCAAATCAAAGCCCAAAAAACACAGGCTGATATTGAAGTGGATAAAGCCAAAATTCAAGTTGACATCATGCGAATCCAGTCTGAAGAGCGTAAAGCGGGTGCTCAAATTGGTGTTAAATCAATGTCTGAAAAAGCTAAGATGGAGCAAGAAGCAGCTAAGTTTGAACAGCAGCAACAAGCTGAAGGCGTTCGGATTGGTGTAGACATGGCTAAAACTCAAGCGCAACACGATATACAGCGTCAGTCTAAACAAGCTAAACCAGCTAAGCCTGCTAAAGAGGAATAAAAATGAATGATTCGCTAGAGTATTTGATGTCACAAATCGAAGAACGGCGCAAAGCAATTATCGAATCCCTTGGCGACGGTGCGGCCAAGGATTTCGGTGCCTATCAACAATCTGTCGGTATGGTTCGAGGTCTACTTACCGCGCAGTCTTTAATAGAAGACCTCGCAAAAAAAATGGAGAATTTTGATGACTAACGTCAACCTAGGTCAAGCAATTGACCTATCGGAAATGGTGGCAGACGCACGAGAGTTTGGTGATGCAGAAAAAGCCTCACAGCTACCAGAACCAAAAGGCTATCGAATCTTATGTGCAGTACCCGACGCCAGCGACACCTACGAGAGTGGGCTTGCTAAAGCATCTGATACTAAACGTATTGAGGAGAACGGCACCGTAGTATTGTTTGTCCTTAAAATGGGCGACCTTTGCTACAAAGAAGAAGCGAAGTTCCCTACAGGTGCATGGTGTAAAGAAGGTGATTTTGTCCTTACCCGCGCATATGCAGGTACCCGTTTCAAAATTCACGGAAGAGAATTCCGCATAATCAACGATGATACCGTCGAGGGTGTAGTAGCAGACCCACGTGGTTATAGTCGCGCATAGGAGATAAGTATGGCTAAAGCAGAGTTTGACGAAGAATTTGAATTTCCTGATGAAAAGGAAGTTTCCCCAGTAGATACTAAAGAAGAGGTTAGTATTACCCTGGAAGAGGATAATACCGAAGTTGAAATCGATATTATTGACGATACACCCCCGCAAGACCGCGATCGTAAGCCACTACCTAAAGAAATAGTCGAAGAGATAGAAAAAGATGACTTGACAGACTATTCAGACCGCGTTAAAGAACGTATGGCGCAGTTACGTAAGGTATACCACGACGAGCGCCGAGATAAAGAAGCCGCTGCACGTGAGCGCGAAGAAGCTATTCGCTATGCTCAATCAATCCAAGAAGAAAACAAACGGTTGAAATCAAACCTAACTTCTGGTGAACAAACGTTAATGCAAACGTATAAAGCAGCTGCGGACCAAGAATTGGCATTAGCTAAACGAGATTACCGTGAAGCATATGACGCAGGCGATACCGATAAGATTATAGAAGCGCAACAACGTATGAACGAGGCGCAGTATAAACTTACTCAGGTACAAAATTATCGTCCTCAATACGATAATACTTTACAACAGCCTGAAAATGATGTATATATACAACCTGAACGATCCCAAGTACCTAAACCTGACCGGAAAGCTCTTGCATGGCAAGATAAGAACAGTTGGTTTGGGAAAGATGAAGAAATGACTAGCCTCGCTTTGGGGTTGCATGAGAAGCTAGTAAGGGCAGGTACTGACCCTACTTCAGAAGAGTACTACTCTACCATCGATAAAACGATGCGCAAACGATTCCCAGAATATTTCGGGGATGATTCGCTGGACGTGGAAACACCCGCCCAACGCAAAAAACCGTCGACCGTTGTAGCTTCGGCCACGCGTAGTACCGCGCCTAAAAAAGTACACCTGACTAAAACTCAATTAGCCTTGGCTAAAAAGTTTAATCTAACACCCGAGCAATATGCACGTGAGACATTAAAATTGGAGAACAGATAATGACTGATACTAGACAAAACCGTGAGTTAGAAACCCGCGAAACCTTTCAACGTCAAGCGCAATGGGCACCAGCTGCTTTATTGCCAGAGATTACGAAAGAACCCGGATGGGCTTATCGTTGGATTCGTACAAGTATGGCTGGTCAAGCTGATGCCACTAATGTTTCTTCAAAAATGCGAGAAGGTTGGGAACCCGTCAAATTGTCGGAGCATCCTGAACTAAGGCTATTCACAGACAAAAACAGCCGAATTCCAGATTCAGTGGAAGTAGGTGGTCTGATGCTATGTAAGACACCAGAAGAGTTTGTTAGCCAACGTTCTGCTTATTTCAATAATCAGACGCAGTCCCAGACTGAAGCAGTGGATAACAGCTTTATGAAAGAGAATGATGCACGTATGCCCCTATTTAAGGAAAAGCGTACCACTACCTCATTCGGTAAAGGTAAATAATTTAAGGAGATTTATATGGCTACTACAGCAGCCCCATACGGTCTTCGTCCTATCAACCTAGTTGGTGGTCAGCAATTCGCTGGCTCAACACGTCAATTAAAAATTGCTAGCGGTTATGCTGCTAACATTTTCTTTGGTGACGTTGTTGCAATTGGTGTAGACGGAACTATCGTAAAAGTAACAAACGTAGGTACAAACGCGGATCCATTCCCAGCTGGTACAGTTGGTGTGTTCTTAGGTTGTTCATACACAAGCCCATCATTAGGCTATTTCTTGCAATCACAATACTGGCCTACTGGCACTGTTGCTTCAAATGCTACAGCTTACGTATGTGATGATCCAGATACATTGTTCCAAATCCAAGCAGATGATGCTGTGACTCAAACAATGCTAGGTTCTAACTTTGGCGTGAATCAAACAGCAGGTTCTACAACTACTGGCGATTCAAAAATATCATTAGACGTTGGCACCCGTGCTACAACAAACACTATCGCATTGCGTTTAGTGGATTTCGTAAACGGCCCATTCTCTACTGTTGGTGACGCATACACTGATTGTATCGTTAAATTTAACTTTGGTATCCATACGTATTACAATGGTACCGGTGTTGGCGATTAAGGAGATTAAATAATGGCTATTTCACGCGCACAGCTCCTTAAAGAGCTACTACCAGGTCTGAACGCTTTGTTCGGTTTGGAATACAAACGTTACGGCGAAGAGCATCAAGAGATTTACGAAACTGAATCTTCTGAGCGTTCCTTCGAGGAAGAAACAAAATTGTCTGGCTTCTCAGCAGCTCCTGTTAAAAACGAAGGCAACGCCATCGCTTACGACAATGCTCAAGAAGCTTGGACAGCTCGCTACACACACGAAACTATCGCTTTAGGCTTCAGCTTGACTGAAGAAGCAGTAGAAGATAACTTGTATGACACTTTATCTGCTCGCTACACTAAAGCATTAGCTCGTGGTATGGCTTACACAAAACAAGTTAAAGCAGCTAACGTATTGAACAACGGTTTCAACACCAGCGGTTCATACAACGGCGGCGACGGTGTGCCACTATTCAGTGCATCTCACCCACTTGTTACTGGCGGTGTAAACAGCAACATTCCAACCACTCCAGCAGACTTGAACGAAACTTCATTGGAAAATGCAGTTATTCAAATCGCCGCTTGGACTGACGAACGTGGCCTATTGATCGCTGCTAAACCTCGTAAATTGGTTGTTCCACCAGCATTGCAATTCGTTGCAACTCGCTTGTTGGAAACTGAATTACGTGTTGGCACTGCTGACAACGATATCAACGCATTGAAAAACAACGGTTCAATTCCAGAAGGTTACGCAATTAACCACTTCTTGACCGACTCAAATGCTTGGTTCTTGACAACAGACGTACCTAACGGTATGAAACACTTTGTACGTACTCCATTAGCAACATCAATGGATGGCGACTTCGATACTGGTAACGTTCGTTATAAAGCACGTGAGCGTTATTCATTCGGTTGGTCTGATCCATTAGGTATGTACGGTTCAGCTGGCGCTTAATAAACGCTAGGTAAGATAAGAGGGAGCTTCGGCTCCCTTTTTTAATGGTTTTCCGTATTGCGATA